ATGTTATGCGTGGCGATCTTAATGATAAGATTGGAATAAGTATTCACACAGTATTAAGCAGTGTTCGTAAAGCATGGAGAGATTTCAAAGGTGACCATGTTATATTTTGTCTAGAAGGTCGTAGTTGGCGTAAAGATTACTATGCTCCATACAAGCGCCAACGTAGTGATGCTCGTGCCGCCGCAAGTCCTCGTGAGCAAGAAGAAGATAGAGTGTTTTGGGAAACTTTTGATCAGTTCAAAGACTTTATTACAAATAAAACTAATTGTACTGTGTTACAAAATCCACAATTAGAAGCAGACGATCTTATAGCGGGTTGGATTCAAAGTCATCCGCAAGACAATCACATTATTATTTCAACAGATGGAGACTTTGCACAGCTCATAGCACCTAACGTAAAACAATACAACGGTGTTATGCAAGTCACAACTACGCATGAAGGATACTTTGATGAAAAAGGTAAACGTGTAGTTGATAAGAAAACTAGTTTAGAAAAGCCTGCTCCAAATCCAAGTTGGTTATTATTTGAAAAATGTATGCGTGGAGACACTAGCGACAATATCTTTAGTGCGTACCCAGGTGTAAGAGAAAAAGGTACAAAAAATAAAGTTGGATTACGTGAGGCCTTTGCCGATAGAGACAGCAAAGGGTATAACTGGAATAACATGATGTTACAACGATGGACTGATCATGAGGGTGTAGAACACCGTGTGTTAGATGATTATACTCGAAACGTAAATCTGTGTGACCTAACAGCACAACCTGAAGATATTAAATTAATAATAAAAGAAACTATCAATACAGCAACAACAGCGGAGAAAAGTATATCGCAGGTAGGTGTACGCTTCTTAAAATTCTGTGCCGAATATGATTTACAAAAGATTAGTGAACAGGTACAGAGTTATGTAGAACCATTAAATGCAAGGTATGTTTTATGATTTCAGTCACTAAAGTATTAATTCCAAATAAAGAATGGTTAGTTAAAGACGGGGAATTTAAGATTGGAAGTATTAGTAAACAGAAAAAAGGATATACCTTTAATAAAAATGGAAGAAGTATTCCATTTTCCGATCTTAACGATATTAAATCTCAGTTCGGTATTATTAAATTAGACGAATCTATAAAAAAATCAACAGATACTATAACTAATAAATCAATTTACGATTATCCGTGTAGTAGTAAACCCTTTGAACCTGTTTATAGCGTAAGAGAAAAATTACCGTTATTTGCTAAAAGTAATAAAAGTAAAAGTCAATATTGTGCTGGATATTATGTAATTAAATTTCGCAAAGGATGGGTTAAAAGTTTTTGTCCAAAATTAATTACACTAGAACGGTATCCGTATCATGGGCCGTTTAAGACAGAACAAGAAATGAAGAGTATGTTAAATACTATAAACAAACTATGAAACAGTTAAACACATTACCTATAGAAAGTTTTTTAGAAAAATCACGTATAGCCATACGATCAAATCAAAAGAATCTTACATTATCAATACAAGAAGTTACAGATTTACAAAATAGTTTAAGTGTAGTAATGACACGATTAACTGGCGAAATGGATCAAATCTTAGCATCTACTCAAAATTCCAGCGTCGAAGTTAAGGTTGACGGTGGTGGATTTTAAGGTAAAATAGGATAAATATATACGCATATTTAGAGAGCGTATATAATGTCAAGACCAAAGCCAAAAGTATTACTTGAAATTACTAATAAAAAGACTTATAAAACTGAACAGGTTTTAGAAGCTGAGGCTATTTGGGCTGTATTTTACAAAGATCAACCAATCAATCTTAAAACCACCAGTATGGTTGTGCAACAACTGGGTCCAAAATATAAAAAGGTATCGTTTTCAAACAGTGGACATGCTCTTAATCTTGCAGAAAAACTTAATAAGTTATTCCAAACATTGGATTTCTCTGTGTGTAAACTTACAACAGGTGAAAAAATAACTGATGAGTCAAAAGATTGAACTTACTAAAAAGTTATTACCTGTCGATTTCACAGAAAAAGAATTAAACACTCACCTTGCTTTATGGTGGAGAGATCCTCGAGATAAAGACCACGGTGGACTTTGGTTAACTACAGAAGGGTTTAATGCACTATTAGAAGCCGATATCAAATCATATCGTGTTAAATTCGACGATGATATTCCTCCAACTAACCAACTAATTATATTATTAAACAGATATATAAGTTGTCCATTTTATGTTACTCAAAAAGAAATACATGTGTTTAGCGAAAACATGGCTATCCAATTGGTGTTGTTTTCTGGCAACATAGAGCGATTTGTCCGTGCTAAAGCAAATCTATTAAAATCCTAACTTGACATTATCAAACTATTACTGTATAATATATACATATACAGCAGTAAATAAAAAGATTTTTCATTAACTCACTTAGAAAGATTAAAATGGCAGAAAAGATTTCAACAACACGAACAGTTACTCCAAACGAAGCCAAACGTAGTATTCGTAAATGTATTAAAATACAACGTCCAGTATTCATGTGGGGCCCTCCAGGTATTGGAAAATCCGATATTGTTAAACAAATAGGCAATGAACAAAATCGTGAAGTTATCGATGTTCGGTTAAGTCTTTGGGAGCCGACAGATATAAAAGGTATTCCTTATTACAATAGTAATGCAAATACAATGACTTGGGCTCCTCCCTCAGAGTTACCTACAAATCCAGAATCAACTGCTATCCTATTCTTAGATGAATTAAATTCAGCGGCACCTGCAACACAGGCCGCGGCTTTCCAATTAGTTCTTAATCGTCGTGTTGGTACTTATGTATTACCAAAAGGTGTAAGTATTGTTGCCGCAGGTAATCGAGAAGCTGACAAAGGTGTTACTTATCGTATGCCAAGTCCTTTAGCCAATCGTTTTGTACACGTTGAATTAAAGTCCGATTACGAAGATTGGTTAGAGTGGGCTGTTCTTAACAAAGAACACGAACAAGTAGTAGGTTATATTGGTTTTGCTAAAAATGATTTATATGATTTTGATCCAAAATCTAGCTCACGTGCGTTTGCTACTCCACGTTCATGGAGTTTTGTTAGCCAGTTGTTAAAAGATGATGACTTAGATGAAGGAACATTAACAGACTTAGTGGCAGGCTCAGTCGGTGAAGGATTGGCTGTTAAGTTTATGGCACACCGTAAGGTAGCTAAACAAATGCCTAAGCCAGAAGATATCTTATCTGGCAAGGTTTCAAAATGCGATATCAAAGAAATCTCCGCTATGTATTCTTTAACTGTTAGTATGTGCTATGAACTCCAAACTGCCAATCAAAAGAAAGTTAAAAATTGGGACGGAATGGCTGATAACTTCTTCCAATTTATGATGGATAATTTTCCAACTGAATTGGTTGTAATGGGCGCCAAGGTTGCGCTTACAAATTATCAATTACCGTTTGATGCTAGTAAGTTAAAGAACTTCGATCGTTTCCATCAGCAGTACGGAAAGTACATTATCCAAGCAATGGAAAGTTAAACAAAGCCCGAAAGGGCTTTTGACTTGCATTTTTCTATATTTGAGTGTATAATAGTATATATACAGTAAACAGGAGCCAAAGATGTCATCAGTAATGAAAGCAGAAAAAACAGCTAAACCCAAAAAGACACGTGAGTTTACCACTGTTGAAAAAAACAAGATTGTAGAAAAGTTAGTCACTGCTCGTGTAGGTTTATTATTGCGTCATCCATTTTTTGGTAATTTAGCCACTCGTTTAGAATTAATTGATGCTAGTGATTGGTGTAGCACATTGGCCACAGACGGTCGCAAGTTTTATTATTCAAATGAATTTGTAAATAAATTAACTCCAAAACAAGCAGAATTTGGATTTGCTCACGAAGTACTACACAATGTATTTGATCATATGGGGCGGAGAGATGGACGTGATCCAACACTATCCAATATTGCCGCTGACTATGCGGCCAATCAAATTCTCAAAGATGAACGCATTGGTGAAGTTCCAGAGTTTATCAAAATTTTCCAAGACAACAAATATCGCGGTTGGTCATATGAACAGATTTATAACGAGCTTTACGACAAGGCAGAAAAGATTGACCTCAGTGAATTGGGCGAACTGTTAGACGAGCACTTAGACGGAGAAGGTGAAGGCGGAGACGATGATGACAAAGACGGGACAAATGGAACCGGTCGTCCAAAGTTAAGCGCCGAAGAAAAGAAAAAAATTCGAGATGAAATAAAAGAAGCTATGGTAGCCGCGGCACAGGCCGCAGGCGCTGGTCGTATACCGG